CAACATGGACCGCGTGGCAGTTATGATGATCCAAAATTTAAAGCGGCACAGTTGTACATTTTATTAAACAGTATTGGTAAGTTCTTAGGCGTTAAAGTAGATGCATTTGGCGGTACAGTAATGCGCCGGGATGATAACTCCGTGATTGCAGACACCCGTGAAGCAGCAGCAAAAATACTATTGAACCCGGGCGCACATGCAGCAGATTTAAACTCAGTATCAACTGTATTAAAAGCATTAGAAGGTGACCCCGACCGCGAAGGTAAGTTGGCGCAGGCCAAGCAAGACCAAGCCAAGGGGTTACTAACACTTCCTGAAGATGTAGCACCAGGAACAGCCGCTTGGTTCCGTAAGATGGGCCATGTGGTATGAAATTAGATTTTATTAATAACATCCTAATAGAAGCTCGCACTGGAGCACAACCACATCCAGAGGACTCAATATTTGATGGTGGTGGTGCCGCACGAGCCGCATTAGAAAGTTTGATGTATGTTATTAAAAATCCTGGCTCGGTCACAATTAAGTGGGACGGTTTTCCAGCATTGATATTTGGACGTATGCCAGATGGTCGTTTTACTGTACAAGACAAGTATATGTTTGATGCTAAGTTCTTTGCAGACAGTCCAGCTAAATGGCAAGAGTACGACAGTAAAAAGGCCAGCGGTAAACTACGTCCTGACTTGTATGCTAAGTTAACAAACATTTGGGCCGGACTAGAATCCGCGGTAGGATCTAGTACAGGTTTCTTTTGGGGTGATTTGCTTTGGTGGCAGCAATTAAAACCAAAAAACGGAATGTACGCATTCAAACCTAATGTAGTAGAATATCATGTTCCAGCTAAATCAACCCTAGGCCAACAAATTGGTCGTAGTGTTGGCGGCGTTGTAGTACACCAATATTTTGCCGACTCTCATGCACGTCCAGCACAGTGGAACGGTCAAGGATTAAAAACCGACGGTGCCGTTGTAATACTAACACCCGGCGCCGGTCTTGAGTTTAAATTAAATGATCCTGTACAATTAACCAAAGCCGCAACATCCGCTGTCAATCAGTACAGCACAGTAGCAGATAAATTCTTAACTGGTTTACCAGGTGTAGTGCGTCAAGCATTACAAAAGTATATGAATAAACGTATTACTGGACAAACTAACGAAAAACTAATTGATTGGCTACAAACTAATGTCAGTGCCAAGCAATACAAACAACTAGTAGGAGAAAACATGGGCGGTTATTTGTATAGAGAACAAAAAGGTCTTAATGGCTTGTTTACAATATGGAACTCTATCTATGCTTTAAAAGTAAATCTAGCTGACCAGCTAGAAAAACAAGTACAGGGAATACAACAATCAGTTAACGGTAAACCTGCCGGGGAAGGGTTTGTGTTTAATACCCCAACAGGCCTGGTTAAACTAGTAAATCGTGGCACTTTTAGTGCGGCATTATTCTCAAAATAAACCACTAACTTATTGATTTTTTTTACTTTGTATAAATAATTACATGCGGTAAGACGCACATATAAATTAAGGAGATTTAAAATGGCAATCCAAACACGTTATGCAGGTGATGCACAAGGAGTCAACAACGTTGACGCAAAAACAGATGGTACATTAGCTACTATCATCGCTACAGGTTTAACAAAGAACCCAACAGCATTGAAGGTTATAACACCAGCTGGTGTTACAAACCAGGTTGCTGATTCAGCAACTGGTGGTAACGTTGAAGCAATTCTACGTAGTATCAGTATTGATTCAACAGTGGTTATGTATCAAGTTGATACAGACCGTATCAGTGTATTGTTAGAAGCACAAGGTAGTGCAACTTCTGCAATCCAAACACGTATCCAGGCTTTGACCAACATGGGTACTGCTACTGTTACTTCAGCTAACGGTTTCAAACTAGCTTAATAGTTAATTTAAGTAAAAATAAAAGAACGCACTTTACTGTGCGTTTTTTTATGACCGATAAATATCTATATGTCAACAAATATACAATTCTTCCAAGGTTACAGTCTAGTTGATATTACCGCAACGGGAGTTATACGTGGCGCTGACGCAGACAGTGAAGAACGTAACCAACAACGCAACTGGGAAACTGTACTCCAGTGTATTAGTCTTCGTACCCAACCGCACAACATGACTGAACCACAGGCAGGAATGGGTTCAATGAAATTATTTGACTTTGGTGATTTTTACGAAGGTGGCCAAAAAGTTTGGACCTGGACCTGGACCATAGAAAGTGCAGGTGTATACGATTTACCCGGTAAACCATTGGGCGCACTATTACAGGACCTAGAACAGGTCCCTATTATCACCGGATTAAACGAAACTGCTAAGTTTATGTTGCCTATCTTCTACCCCTACGGAACTATCAAAAACATATATATTAAACAAATTAATATAGAATAAATACTAGTTGATGCTACAGCACCAATTATGGCTCCTTATTACGGCTCAGTACAGGCAATAGATCAACGCATCGCTTAAATTGAAGAAAGCGAAGAGACAAACAATGTCCACAACCGAGATAGAAAAAAAGAGCCTTGAGGCGCACGTAGAACTTTGTGCTGAAAGGTATAGTAACTTGGAAAGTAAACTAGAAAACCTAGATAGTCGTATGGACAAACTAGAAGGCCACGTAGTGGATATCAAAGATGCTCTATCTAAAGTGGGCGGAGAAAGCAATAAGACATTGATTACTATTGGTACCTCTGTATTTGTAGCATTATTAACAGCGGTATTGGGAGTAGTAGTACACTTAGCAACCAAATGAAAATCGTAGAATTACTCAATAACATACAAGTTGCAATTAACAACGAACAAGCGGACCTATTAGGTCGGTTCCAACACGAACCCAGAATATCAAAAAGTGCTCTCAATGAAAGAGAGCAGGAAATAGCAAATCAACTAACGGCACAGGATATCCTGTTGCGCCGTAATGAAAATGGTCAAATCACATACAAGAAAAAAATTCGTTAAACCACGTACAGAAGTAGAAGCTCCTAACAAGTTAAAACAAGTAACCTCAGCTACCACTGACTATATCAAGAAGTGGACTCAGCGAGAGCTGGCTAAAATGCAGCAAGAAGAATCTATACCTATCTGTCTACCCACAGACGACGGATATCGTATAGGTCAATATCGTCTTAAACTACATAAGAATAAAACCTGTGATGTGCTAGATCACAACTTAGAATTTGTACACAGATTTGAGGATAAGATTTCAGCTATATTATATGTAATATATACGCTTAAGAAACGATATTATCAAGCAGATCAAATACTAGGTCTTAGTACAGAAATAAATAAATGTTACGCAGATATGTTAAATCTACGGTGGGGTGTAGACTCAGCACGTAAGCGCAATGATTTTGTAGCAGTAGATAACAGGCAAGCCAGACTGGAAATAGCTGAAAACCGCCTAAATATTGCTCGTAACAAGCTATTACAAATACACAGGACTGCAAAGTACAACAAAGTCTGGGAATAGATATAAATACTTAATATAAGTTTGGGAATAAACAAAATGAGACTCTCTGAAATGCGTACCGAAGTAACACCACAAAAGATTAACAAAATCGTCGAAAGCCGCTTTGGTTTTAGTATTGATTATGATAATTTAACTTATGCTAAAGCACAACGCTTAAGCCAAGCATTGGGTGAAAATATTGTGGCTATTAAAAAATCTTTTGGCAGTCATACTGCTGAAAAGAATAGCAAGTATATGGAACTTATGCTTGTTAAGGAAGGCCTAGACAAATGGATGGGCTCCGAGCAAGGTTTGTTCGAATCTGAAATGGGTCGTAGCGAAGCAGTATTAGCCGCTAAAGACATTGTTGACAGTATTCAGGACATGCTAGAGAAGATCTCTAAAGTACAGAACGAACAAGTTCCAGCACTTATTGATACGATCCGCGACCAAATTGGCAGTGAACAGGCCGAATCATTCAAAGGTTCTATCAGCCCAACATTAACAGAACTATACACAGCATTAAGCACAGCACGTGAAACAAGCGACACAGCAGTTCGTGTGTTAAGCGGAGAGCAAATTGCTGACACAGGTATGGACATGAGCGGCGGCGCTGGACTAGGTGACAACTTACCTCCAGTGGACGGCAGCGAAAGCGATATGGATAGCGACCTAGGTGCTCCTCCAGAAGCCGACGGTTTTGATGCTACTGATGCCGCTGTTGGCGGTGAAGAAGAACTTGGACGAGAGCGTCGTTAATGCGTATACGCGATATCATTCTTGAATCCGAAATAGAATTTGAAGCAATTGAAGATGAAGCAGAGACACGTGGTGACTCTGCTTTAATCACTGCGTTAGAATGGTTACGTAACGAAGCACAACAAAGTTCAGCAGTAACTCCACGTGTTAAGGTAGATACTGTAATTGATCGGGTCCGGGCTATTCCTGGCAACGAAGCGTTTAACTATGCTGCCTTAGAAGCTGCAAACGAACACAACGATGTAGTTAAGAGCTTAATTAAAGATATCAAAGACGACGAAAAAACTGGAGCCAAATACATCTATCTGGCATTACCAGAAAATACCGTTGACAATTCGGATCCGCTTGGGGCACAAGGTGCGACACCCGGTGATCCTGCCAAAGTAGTAAGCAGTATGGCTAAACGAGCCGCTCAGAAGTAATCTTTCCATTTGACTCAAACAAGTAAATACGTTATAATAGCGTAAAGGAATTCCTTATGAAAAAAATCCTATTTGTATTAGTGTTATTGTTGACCACAACAGCACACGCTGAACGCTGGCGCCACGGCGGCGGCGCATACTATTACCACCCAGGTTATGGTTGGGCTGTTCCTGCCATAACTGGTGGTGTTATTGTATACGAAGCAACACGACCTCCTGTGTATATTCAACAGCCAGTTTATGTTCAACAGCAAATACCGCTTATGACTCCTGTATATCCAGCGCCAGCTGGGTTTCATTGGGAAGCCTTGTTAGATAGTAATTGTAACTGCTACAGAACAGTATTGGTGCCTAACCAATGAGACGCATTTCTTTTATGCTTATGATGCTGATTGCTGGCACCGGAATGGCAGCCGGTTTACAACAGTTGATAGACAGCGTTAAAAAACCTCCTGCAACTGCGCCGCAACCTCGACCACTTAGTGCGCCACCACAGGCACCTAAGCCGTTACTGACCCCAATACTGGCTCCTAAATCTGCACCACCGACGGCGGTAGCACCCAAGCCTGCTGCACCCGTGCCCACAACAACCAACCCAACAAATTCTAATAACCCTACCACAGATAACAACAAAACTTGTAGTCCAACAGATTCAATGTGTAAAAGGTAACTATGGCATATTCAGAAAAAGTTCTTGATCATTACAATAATCCCAGAAATGTTGGCTCGTTCCCTAAGGATCAGACTGATGTTGGGACAGGATTAGTAGGGGCGCCAGCGTGTGGGGATTTAATTAAATTACAACTAAAGATAGAAGACGGAATTATTACAGATGCAAAATTCAAAACATACGGATGTGGATCTGCCATTGCCAGCTCGAGTCTGGTTACGGAATGGGTTAAAGGCAAAACCCTTGATGCCGCAATGGAAATTAAAAATTCTCAGATTGCGGAAGAACTCGCCCTTCCGCCTGTCAAAATCCACTGCTCAATCTTGGCCGAAGATGCAATTAAGGCGGCTGTAAATGATTACCGTAACAAACACAGCAAGTAAAAAAATTCAAGCCAATCTTGCCCGCCGTGGATCGGGCATAGGTATTCGTATTGGTATTAGGACCACTGGATGTAGCGGACTTGCCTACATACTAGAATATGTAGATACAACGTGGGAAGGATCTACTAGCTTTCGTCAAGACGGATTTAGTATAATAGTAGACAATAAAGATTTACCTATAGTAGATAATTTAGAAATAGACTATGTTAGACAGGGCCTAAACGAAGGCTTTGAATTCAATAATCCACTAGAAAAAGATCGTTGCGGTTGCGGCGAATCTTTTAGAATATGATACAAGCACGATACGATTACGAACCAATTAGCCGCACTACTATAGATGGAAAAAGACATTACTGTTTACCCAACGGCGTTGCAGTTCCTAGTGTTACAACAATCCTAGACAAAACTAAAAGCCAAGAAAGCCGTGATGCTTTAGATCGTTGGAAAAAATCTATAGGTGTAGAACGAGCACAACAAATTACTACCGAAGCCGCTAATCGTGGAACACGTATGCATAGTTACCTTGAGCATTATGTTCTAAGCGACAAAATGAAAGAACTACCCGGTAATCCCTTTGCTCACCCAAGTTGGTTTATGGCCGCACAGGTTATCCTCGAAGGACTTGCTAACGTAGATGAATTCTGGGGCTCAGAAGTGCCTGTTTATTATAGTGGGTTATATGCTGGGACTACAGACTGCGTAGGTGTGTGGAAGGGCAAGCCCGCTATTATTGACTTTAAACAAAGCAATAAAGTTAAGAAGGTAGAATACATCAGTGACTACTTTGTACAATTAGCCGCATACGCACAAGCTCACAATGTTACACACGGCACAGATATTAATTGCGGTGTAATTATGATGGCTGTACAGCCTAAAGAGCTTGCTCCTGGGGTATTTGAGACGCCTAAATACCTTGAATTTGTTATTGAAGGTGCCGAATTTGACCACTGGACAGACGAGTGGACCAAACGTGTAGAGCTCTATTACCTATCTAACTAAATACATTATATTTCAGGATTTATTTAAAAATGGCGATTGTACAAATATCTCAGATACAAATTCGTAGAGGTTTACAGCAGGATCTACCGCAATTGGCCAGCGCAGAAATGGGCTGGAGTTTAGACACACGTAAATTATATATCGGTAATGGTACCCTAATAGAAGGTGCTCCTACCGAAGGTGTTACTGAGATTCTAACTCAGTACAGTAATTTCCTAAGTACAATTCCTAACTATACATTTACTGGTACTGATTCAGGCTTTACTAGCCAAACTGGCGCTAGCCAATTAAATCCGGTTAACCGTACACTACAAAGTGTATTGGATGACATTGTTACTGTTCGTGATTTTGGTGCGGCGGGGAACTATAATCCAACCACTGGTCTAGGCACCGACGATACTCTGGCACTTAATCGTGCTATTCAACAGATATATAAAAATTCATTAAACAATCCTGGCACCGGCGAACACGCCAATGTACGTCGCGCAATTAAAATACCAGCCGGAAATTATTTAGTTAGTAGTCCTATCATTGTTCCTCCTAATTGCACGTTAATTGGCGATGGAAAAAATAATACTATTATTACCACCGTATCGGGTACAGCAGTAGTAACCGGCGACGCAAACTTTTTAATAGGACCTAGTATAGGATCTACGTCAGGTTTTCCTCCTTCTTATATTTTTATTTCTAATATGCAGTTTGTAACACGCGGTGGAATAAACCCAGTGGCCACTGTTGATAGTGCTAACAACATTGTATTTGATAATGTTTATTTTAAAGGCCCGTCAAGTGTTACTAATTTAGTTACTACAGCGGCAAGCTATACTAGTACCACAGCCGTTACATTTAATAACTGTGTATTTGATGGTGGCACCAATGGATTTGCGGCCACTGCTACCTCACGTGGTATAAGGATTAAAAATAGTAGTTTTTTAAATAATACCACAAACGGTATTAATGTCACTGCCGCATTGTCTGGGCTGGTAAGTGAAAACAATTACTTTACATCAATTCCTACAGCAATAAACAATCTGTCTGGTAACAATTATAGTTACGGCGATACGTTGTCTGGTTCAACCCAGATTGGTGGTATATATTCTGGGTCAGCCAAGTTTGGCGCCGGACAGACGGTTAGTTTAGCAATTGGTACAACTAACATCACACAATTCAGTGCTGGTGCTGGCACAATGGATTATCAATTAACAGATAATGCTGGTACATACCGAGCTGGCACAATGAAATATAATAGCAGCAATGGCACAGTTTATTTTGATGATGAATTCACCGAACCGGGCACTGATGCATTGGGTGCCAATTTGTTTATCGATAACACTGGAAATCTAAGCTGTACAGTAACAACAACCGCAACTTTTAAATATAGTATAAAACAATTCGTATAAAATGTTTCAATTACCATCCGAGGACCGATTAAGGACTTGGCGTGAATTTCGAACAACGTTAGAGTCTTTACCTTTGGAAATAGCATTGGTCGAAACTGTAGAGTTTTGGCGTCATGCGCCGTTTGTTCCGTATAATTTAGATTCCAATGATATTAAAACCTGGCCGGACCCGTGGACTTTAATCTATGAAAATATCTATTGTGATGTTGCTAAATGTTTAGGGATAGTGTATACTATATTATTAACAGAGCATAGAACCACGTTAGATATTGAAATTAGGCAGTACTCAGACCCAAAAACCGAATACGAGTATAATTTAGCTTGGATCAATCAGGGAAAATATATTCTTAATATGATTGACGGAGAGATCTTAAATATTGAACAGTTCGATAAAACATTACAATTAAAACAGCAGTTAACAGCCGTAGATTTACAATTAGAAAATTACTAGAAGAGATATCAATGACGACAATTCAAGTCACAAAAAGAAGCGGACACAAAGAGCCGTTAGCAGTAGAGAAGTGGCAAGCCCAGATTACTAAGGTTTGTGCAGGTATAGCAGATGTAAGTCAGAGTATGATTGAAATCAAAAGTCAACCACACTTCTTTGACGGTATTACAACACAAGAAATAGACGAAATAACATTACGAGCGATTGTGGACTTAATCGACGTAGAAGCAAATCCCGATGTTGGACACGTTAACTATCAATACGTAGCAGGCAAACAACGTTTGTCAATGTTACGTAAGGATGTGTATGGCACATATGAGCCTCCTCGCCTGTACGATATCGTAAAGACAAACGTAGCCACAGGTTTATATACAGCTGAACTTCTTGAATGGTATACCGAAGACGACTGGAACAAGATGAATGATATGCTTGACCATGACAAAGATGAAGGATATAGCTATGCAGCAATTGAACAACTTATTGAGAAGTATCTTGTACGCAATCGCGCTACGAAAGAGATCTATGAGACGCCACAGATTAGGTATATTATTGCGGCCGCTACTGTATTCCATCAAGAAGAACCTAACTCAGCCCGTATGCGTTACATCAAGGAGTATTACAACGCGGCGTCAGATGGTCTATTTACTCTTGCTACACCTGTCTTGGCTGGGCTTGGGACTCCAACTAAGCAGTTTTCTAGTTGTGTTCTTATCCGCAGTGACGACGATCTGGATAGCATATTTGCTTCTGGGGAGATGATGGCCAAGTATGCCAGCAAACGTGCTGGCATTGGCTTAGAGATTGGTCGCTTACGTCCTCTAGGTAGTCCTATCCGTGGTGGCGAGATCATGCACACCGGCATGATCCCATTCCTAAAGAAGTGGTTTGGAGATTTAAGAAGCTGTAGTCAAGGAGGTATTCGCAATGCAAGTGCTACCGTATTTTATCCTATCTGGCATCATCAGTTCGACGATCTCATTGTGCTTAAAAATAATCAAGGAACAGATGAAACTCGTGTTAGACACATGGATTATGGTGTGGTCCTTAATGCCCTATTTTGGCGCCGATTTAAGAACAAAGAAAACATAACATTTTTTGATCCTAACGAAGTACCCGACCTGTATGAAGCGTTTTATAATAACACAGCCTTGTTTGAAGAACTGTATGTCAAGTATGAAAAGAAAACTAACATACGTAAAAAGGTAATGTCAGCCGAGGAAGTATTCAAAGGTGGTATACTTAAGGAGAGAACTGATACGGGTCGTATCTACCTGGTGTTTATTGATAATGTAATGAACCAAGGACCATTTGACCCTGAATACCACACTATCTATCAGTCAAATTTATGCTGTGAAATACTTTTACCTACTAAACCCTTTAAACGTCTGGATGACAGCGATGGCCGTATCGCTCTTTGTACACTGGGTTCCATCAATTGGGGAGCTTTCCGTAACCCGGAAGATATGCGTCGCGCTTGTCGCATACTCCAGCGTAGCCTGTGTAATATTCTTGACTATCAAGACTTTCTTTCCATCCAGTCTAAATTAAGCAACGATGAAATACAGCCCTTAGGTATCGGCATTACTAACCTGGCCTACTGGCATGCCAAGCGTGGACTCAAATACGGTGACAAAGATGCACTACAAGATGTTAAATCCTGGATGGAACATCAAGCATTTTATCTAACAGAAGCCACAGTAGAATTAGCGCGAGAAAGAGGTCCCTGTTTAGACAGTGAAAAAACACGCTACGGTCAAGGCGTATTTCCTTGGGAACTTCGTGCTCGAGCAGTGAACGAATTGGCTAACTTTGAACCCGAGCTTGATTGGGAAACACTAAGAACCAACATGAAACAATATGGTGTGCGTAATGCGACCCTAATGGCAGTTGCCCCAGTTGAAAGTTCTAGTGTTGTAATCAATAGTACCAACGGCATTGAAATGCCAATGAGCCTGATCAGTACCAAAGAATCAAAAGCAGGAAGCCTAACGCAGGTAGTACCTGAATACGCTAAACTAAAAAATAAGTATCAATTAATGTGGGAACAGAAAGACTGTGTAGGATATTTAAAAACTGCCGCGGTGATACAAGTGTATGTGGATCAGTCTATTTCAACTAATACTTTTTATAACCCAGCTCATTTTGCTGATAGAAAAGTCCCGACTACTTTAATTGCTAAAAACTTGATGAACTTTTTGCGTTGGGGCGGAAAAACTCTGTATTACTCATTAATCAATAAGCAAGGTAGTAAAGGTATTGATGAAGCAATAGATGCAGGCAAATTAGAAGCAATAGATTTTGATGAGGAGGCCGACTGCGAATCTTGTAAGCTCTAGAAAATATTGGGTAATCATAAGAGAATAATAAATAGTATTATGAACTACAGTTTACACTACAATAGATTAATAGAACGCAGTCAATCAAGAGTATTAGAAGGCTACAAAGAACGGCATCATATTATTCCGCGTTGTTTAGGCGGAACAAATGACAAAAGTAATATTGCTGTGCTAACAGCAGAGGAACATTTTGTTGCTCACCAGCTGTTAGTTAAGATGTATCCAGGGAATAGAGATTTAGTTTACGCAACACAATTAATGACACTACATCAAACAGACCGCAGAGTTAATAATAAGTTATTTGGATGGTTGCGTAGGCGTATGGGAGAATCAATGTCTGTCCAAATGAAAGCGTATCAAAAAGAATTTGGGCATCCTAAAGGTATGAAAGATAAAACACATACAGAAGAAACAAAGAAGCAAATTGCGGCAACAAGCAAAGCATCAATGACAGAAGCAGTAGGGGTAAGAGTGTATGTTTATGGCATCGATGGTAAGTTTGAAAAAGAGTTTAGAACACTAACTGAGTGTGCCGACGCTATTGGCTCGACTCCAATTAATGTTAAACTAACCGCAGAAGGAAAGTTTACGCATTGTAAGGGCAAGCAGATTAGATACGATTATGTAGAATCTATGCCTCCAAGAACAAGTCGGTTGGCTGGTGTTAAAAAATATGATTATGTATGTCCGCATTGTAATAAAGAAGGCAGAGGACCAGCAATGAAGCGGTTCCATTTTGATAGATGTAAGATGAAAAAGAAACAGTATGAGTGATTACGATTTAAATGCTCCTGTGTATATATTAGATACAAGAAAGTTGAATGAGCCGATGCGAGAAGGATTTGCTCGATTACACAACGCGGCACACCGAGCACGATGGACTAACGCTGTTACAAGAAAAGATGGTATCGAAACCTCCTACGAGGCAGACTGGATTAAGTGTATGACTATTCAAGATGGTGAAGAAGAATACAAGTTAAGAGAGAAATACCCAGCAGTCGCTGACGCATACAGTAAGTATCGTATGCTTATAGAATTAGTGAAAGAAGAAGATAAATTATGAGTAAAGCACAATACGACCTAAACACTAAAACAGATTATCTTAATCGTAAGATGTTTCTTGATCCAGCAGGTCCTGTAACTATTCAACGTTTTGAAGAAGTTAAGTACAAAAAGATTGCAGACTTTGAATCTACGGCCCGTGGATTCTTTTGGCAACCAGAAGAGATTAGTCTTACTAAAGATGCCAACGACTTTAAAGATGCGTCAGATGCAGTTAAGCATATCTTTACAAGTAATTTACTACGCCAAACAGCACTAGATAGTTTACAAGGTCGTGCCCCGAGTCAAGTGTTTATGCCGGTAGTATCATTACCAGAACTAGAAGCACTTATCTATAACTGGACTTTCTTTGAAACGAATATTCATAGCCGTTCATATAGTCACATTATTCGTAACATTTATAATGTACCTAAAGATGTGTTTAACACAATACACGACACACAACAAATTGTTGATATGGCAAGTACTGTTGGCAATTACTATGATGCCCTACACAAAATTAATTGTCGTAAAGAATTAGGCGAAACAATTAAAGAACGTGATCACATCAAGGCTATCTGGATGGCCTTACACGCCAGCTATGCACTAGAAGCATTCAGATTCATGGTGAGCTTTGCTACTAGTTTAGCAATGGTTGAGAATCGTATCTTTATGGGTAACGGTAATATCATCAGCCTAATCCTACAAGACGAGTTACTACACAAAGGTTGGACTGCTTACTTGATCAATCAAGTAATCAAAGAAGACAGCCGGTTTGCTGATATTAAAGCAGAGTGCGAAGCAGAAGTATATCAACTCTACATGGACGTTATACGTGAAGAGAAGGCCTGGGCTGATTATCTATTCCAGAAGGGCCCGGTTATTGGTTTAAACGCTGCAATTCTTAAAGATTTTGTTGATTATACTGCCGTTGGCGCATTAAAAGATATTGGCATTAAGTATCAGGCATTGGCACCTAAGACAACACCTATTCCATGGTTTAACAAGCACACAGATACTAGTAAGAAGCAAACAGCATTACAAGAATCGGAAAGTACATCGTATGTTATCGGCGTTATGAGTGATGCCATTGACTACGACGCATTACCAAGTTTATAAGAAGGACTATAATATGAAAGCAATCGTTTGGAGTAAAGAAAATTGTCCCTACTGCCTTCAGGCAAAAGCATTATTAGAATCAAAAGGAATTGAATACGAAGAACGTAATATCATGCATGATTGGACTCGAGAGCAGTTATTGGAGGCAGTACCAAATGCACGTACATTGCCACAGATTTTTGTGGATGAACAATTAATAGGCGGGTTTACAGAACTTAGAAAACATTTACAAGGATAAAATATGTTAATCAATAAAGGATACGCAGAAGGCGATATCGTGGGTTTCAAATTAGTCAATGGCGACGAAATTGTAGCAAAAGTTATAGAAACAGTAGATGACTGTTATACAATTAGTAAACCTTTAATTCTAGTACCTAGTAACAAGGGCATTGGGTTAATGCAGGCCATGATTTCGGCTGATATAAATACTAGTGTAACGCTGAATAAAGCGAATATTGTTATGCACAGTCCTGCAATGCAGGACATGGCAGATCATTATATTCAAACCACAACAGGTATTCAGCCAGTCACTAGAGGCGGAATAATTACTTAAATGGCATTTGCGGCAACTCAGGGAGATTTAACCAACACCTTATTTGGACCGCCGGGAGTAGGACAATCTATCTCCCCGACAGTTTTAATCCAGGGACGTCCGGCGCTGACGGTAGGTAGCCCTGTAACTATACATGGCAATCCATTTAATCCAAAAGCACCAGGATTTAATCCTCCTTGTGCCGCTGCTGTGATTATTGATGGATCAACTACGGTATTAGTTGAAGGAAAACCGTTGGCTAGATTTGGTAGTTTTTGTTCCTGTGGACTACACCATATGGAAATTGTTGCTGCCACAACAGTCTTAGTCGGGGAATAAGATGGCTTCCGCCGTACAATTAAATTCCACTGCTGCCATTGTTAATGGCCAAGGACTAAACGTTAATTCTAATCTACTAGCCGAGATATCAACTTATCAAAATCAAAATACCACAATAGTTTTATTAAACAAAATTTATACCGCCGCAGTTGTTGAGCCTAATATTGGTAATGTTATTGTTCCTATTATTAATACCATTGGGTCGGGAGTACGGCACGGTGAGTTTCTATTAGACATATATCCCAGCAATATTACTCCAACGGTTAGTAAAGGGGCTGTGGTTGCCCGTAACACTGGTAACATTGCCAGCGCAATAGGTACTATTAAAAACGAAGCGTTGGGTGCTTTTGCTTATGGCATGAGCGGATTTGCCAATACTTTTTCCATGGTGCAAGGTCATGCCAGTAATGTATTTGATACAATAGCCAGTATTAAGTTACTTAAAAATAAAACTTACGCTCAAAGTGGAATTGCCTATGGCGGCTTAGTAGATTTAGTCACCGGCGGAGTTGGAATACACGCACCGTTGCTGGCCAATCTTGTTGCCAGCTGGGGTACGATGTACAATGTAACCAACATCAATTTGATCGTCGATCCCTATGTATTTGGTCAAAATTTATTAAATCAAAATCTTGGTAGCTACGGAAATTTAAGTAATCAACTTACTGCCGCTGGATTAGATACTTCGGATATTACCAATATTCCCAAGACTACAACTACAACTACAGCACAGTCAACTACAGTAACATCACAAACAGCAATTGGCGACGTAGAATTACCATCAATTAATAATGTGGTAGTCACAAATATAGTGACAGGTAATAGTCCAGCTGTAGTGTTAAACATTTACAAAACCGTAACTGGCAGTAATTTAACCGCAATTATATCAGCTACAGGATTTACAGGATCTACACAAAATATATCGACGCTAGCAGATCTTCTTGATATTAACAAGGTAATAGATCCTTTATTTTTGCCGCAAGTTACTGCACTGGGTGTAACATCAATGAGCGATTTGGCCAATTATTTAAATAGTCGTGTTAGTCAACGCAATTTTAAAAATTGGTCTGATGTAGCACAATTTTTTAATAGTGTAGATGTTCCGGTATTAAAATACACAACAACTAAATCTTCTGATTCTATACTTTCCCCATCGGCCGCGGCTTTGGCAACATCACCCGGTACTGGACAGTTGGGCAATCCTATTATAGTTGATTATCTTGGTGCTACAGCCGGTATACCTTATTCGGCAAACTTACATACTATAAACACAAATTACTCTAGTATAGTAAAACCAGTCTATACTGCATTACAAAATTTAGATAGTGCTGTACAACAAACATACACAGTTTATTATGCTAGTGGGACTACTACAACGGATCCAGATTCTGGTGCCACATCAACCAGTTATGCAGACCCCGATCCTAGTTTTGTTACTGCGGCAGTTGTTGGAGTCAATTCGGCTATGAATAATTTGCCCAATAGTACAGCCCTGGATCAAAGTCAAACAGCATATTATTATATGCTAAATCATTTGACCAACGAAGTTAATAATCTAGGACGAGCCGGAGCATTATTTGCTACAGCACCATCTAGTATATTGTTAAGTTTTGGGCAACGTGTTGGATCCTTGGGTGGTCCAGACCACTTGGGCATTGAAGCCAACGTTTTTATCAAAAGATTAATCACTAACGACGCCGCTGGCGATACTATACGAGCGGCAATATCAGAAACAATCAACAATCAAACTGACGCCAATGACCCAAAACCTCAATTGTCCGTTATTAACAGTTTGACTCAAAACACCTCATTAACCACGTACTTATCTCAGAATAAGTAGGGTTTTAATGGTGGTTTTTCTATCAGAAACGTTACTTACCTTGACTTTCCCTGATTAATATAGTATTATAACTACTAAGATATGGCCGTAAATATCTAACGTTTTCAGTTTATCGAATCGTACAACTTAAGGAGGACGAAATATGAGAACTTTGGCTCAAGTAGTTTCAGTCATAGTAGCAATATCAGCCCTGACCGTAATGGCACCCGGTCATGCAGAAGAAGTACAAGTATTACAAGTAGCACAGTTGTCGCCAGGAATGGTTGACACAATCAAATATCAAACGCGAGAGCGTTTTGACAATTTAGTGCAGGTATTGATCGATCCTATTTTGGATATCAACTACAATTCAAAAGATGTAGATTGCCTGGCACACAATATCTATTACGAAGCTGGCAGTGAGCCCTTGGAAGGGAAAGTAGCGGTAGCAATGGTTACCATTAACCGTGTTCGTGATGGACGTTTTGGTAGTTCAATTTGTTCAGTAGTAGATCAAAAAACTGTAACAGAACGTATTCGAGAAGTTACAGTAACTAAGATGGTTCGTAACATTGTTGGGGAACAGATCCCACATACTGAAACCAAGTTGATCAGTCAAAAAGTAACAGTATGCCAGTTTAGCTGGAAATGTGCTTTGGCTCGTGTACCCAAGTTGAAAAATCAACACTGGGAAGACAGTCAGGCAGTCGCTGAGAGATTATTGCAGGGCGAATACACTGAATGGCAAAAAAAGTACAGAGATGCTCTGTACTTTCATGCTGTTTATATACACCCACAATGGGGAAAACCCGTAGTGGCTCAAGTAGGCGGACACGTTTTCTTTAAAGAAAGGTCCGGTCGTTTGTAATGTTTTTTGAAACTCTCGAGCGTATAAAAAAACTTCCTGTAAAACACGGGCCGAAGACTTATACCCCCGAGAGCTTTACACATTTAATCCGTATGCAGTTTCGTGACCCGCAGTTGCGATTTAATTGTGTACGTGACTCTGAACTATCAAAGAAAAACTTTTGGATAACTGCTGAATATCGTCCTTACGACGATAGTCAAGACGATCCCTGTGTTTATGTTACCTTGACATTTGGTTCACGCTGTCGATGGGTCAGTTTCAGTGATTATGACTGGGATCGGATGAGTTTCCATCTTGCAGACACAATCACTCACGAATACCTACATCGATATTATTGCCGGCGTCGTGGATATAAGCATGGTCGTGGATACCGAGATAAAAACAATTTACGATACAATGACACAATGAAGGACTATCTTGGTTGCGAAGATGAAATACTGGCCTACGCATTTAACATTGCCAGCGAAATGATAGTGTACGATCGACATATGGTCTTGACAAAGGTATACAGAATGTATCGCCGAAATTTTAGGCAAGATCGTAAAGTTATGTTACAATTAGAAAAACAAGTAGCTAAGTATATTAAACGTCTAGGAGCCAATCATGAGCAAGTTGTCAGAAGAGTTAGCATTTGAAGACGGAATATGTGATTCCGATATTGGCGAAGAGGACTATGGTTTTATACTAGGTCCCGATGGCAAATTAAAATCATTATTTTTACCAGACTATGTACCTTTTAAGCAACCTAAGAATGTACAGAAAATCCTTAAAATCTTTGGCATAGTTGATGTTGAAGCTTTGGATAACACCACCCTACATTAAGTTAGTACCCACTAACCAACAGTTGACCCATAATTCCAACTATGCTATACTAACAGTATTGTAAATGTTGGAGGTCATATGGCTTATACCGTTTTTAAACATAATACCATGTATGAAGCCCGCAAAGGTTTAGAAGGCCCTTTTCATTACCCCAACGGTCAAGTACTTTACTATGACCCTAAGGCAGGCGAATATTGGGATCCAACCACAGACTTTTATGTAGCCAATGATGATGTTGCGAAATTACAACAGTCTATCTTTAACGCTATAGCACAAAACCCCGGAAAATCAGCGATTGTTTAAGTTAGTATGTACTAATCTATTTTGGTTGACCCATAATTCGCTTTAGTATATAATAGTTGTATAGTAACTAATAAGGAGTAGCAATGACAACAGTTCAATTTGCTGGTTTTAGCCGTGTAAATGGTGTGTTAAAATTCCGTACTGCTAACGACATTAGCCGTGCCCAACAGTTGGCTAAACTTGGCGATACAGACATTAGTATGGCAATCTTGCCAACCCCAATGACTAAGAATGATGCCGCTAAGTATGTACTCACTAACTTGGCAATTTCTTATCCCAAGTATAATACACCCGAAGCCACAGGATTGCTCACTGGTTTAATCAAAGACGAAAATCCTTTTACTCGACCTAAGGCACCTAAAAAGCCTAAGACCGTTGTAGCTAAAAATGCTCGTCTTATCATTGGCTCTGTATCAGTTGGTGTAGATGATGCTCCGTACACTCCAAAGCAAGCGGCTAAGATCCGTGCCGAGTTTATGAAGAAACTTAAAGTTGCTTACGAGGCTAACTAAGATGCCGTATGTTCCTAAAGAACTTCGTACAGAATCGTTTATTGCTGGGTTCAGTAATGTTTATACTGAGCTCGGTAATAATCCCGAGTTGCGTATGATACCAATTGGTCAATTAGAATCCGTTCGTAGTAGTTTAAAACAATTAGGATATCGTTTTCGTGTAGTGTATCGAGGCCCGCATCGTAGACATCGTAGTACTCTTAAATCAAACGCCTGGGCTTTTAATGTTTACTTTAAGGAATAATCATGAATAGCACGTACAGTTACCTAGGTTATGAATATCGTCCCTGGGATGATGTTGAAGAAGATAACATCAAGACCTACCATGAATGTTACAAGTATGGTATGCGTGTTGATATGCCCGAGGCGTTTTACTGTCATAGTCCTTACGATACAATGTCTTTTGAAGAATTTATTAAACACATTCAAACTGTAGAAGTATTCATCCAAGGTTGATCAACAATTCAATTGGTGCTATAATAACTATATGTTTGATCCATTGACAAATCGTGTACTAATTATATTGGGTGCTAGTTTTATTGGCCTAAATTGCTTTTTTGGCTATCTACATTGTCAAGATAATTTTTGTCCCGGTGATAATCAAAATGATTATATTTACGAATATGTCACTGATAACGGTACCGAAACAAACGGCGAGACCCGGGTGGTTAAAGAACTCACAACGCCATATGAAATTTTTATGAGTAAACAAATACCAGCCCCTAAGGAAAATCATGGCATCAGAAAATAATAACCCACTATATAATATCCGTTATACTATCGCAAAAAAAGATATCGCTGATTTCGTAAATAGCTTACATACGATTCAAGAACAATACCTTGAGTCTGCGTTAGAAGCAAGTGGTTACAGAGAAGCCAATGAAGTAATTAAACATATCATGGAGCTAAAATGATTGATGCTGAATTGTTAGTTGAAGACATCTTAGAAGATCGTGTTAAAGTCAAAGAACTTTCGGCCGAAGAACTAGATGCTGTAGTTGAAAGTTTAAGTACTATCGGCCAGGACATGTTAGATACTGATCAACATGAAATTGGAGTGGCTATCTTAAAAGCTCTAGACGTAGCAATTGATATGCACTATGTTGACGAGGGTTTTGAAGAAGCTATCAAGACCGCAGAAGCACGTGGTAATACATATTGGGAGTATGAAAATCCAAGCATACACTAAACGAATTGGTTTTTGCTGTAAGTGGATTGATCGCCCAGATCAGACTGAAGGTATTAAATCCACCGACGACGCTAAACAATACAACACCGGTACTACTACAGTTGCTTGGCTAAATAGACAAACAAGAGACTTAGCGGAGCAAAAGTTATGGGATTTAATGTCGGCAAATATAGAATCAACAAGAAAGTTAGTAGAGCGTGTCTCCACACTTGATCCTAGCCTTAGGATGGTTAGGCTTTCTAGCGACATTTTGCCTTGCTACACTCACGAGTCTTTTGCTGATTATTGGCGTCAACCTGACGTTGTATCATACGCCGAAACCGCGTTCAAAAGAGTGGGTGATATTGCTCGCAATAGCGGTGTCAGACTTAGTTTTCATCCTGGGCAATTTACGGTTCTTGCTAGTAGTAACCCAGGCATTGTAGAACGTTCATTAGAGGAGTTTGAATATCATGCGAATATGGCCCGTTGGATGGGTTACGGCCTATCCTTTCAGGACTTTAAGATTAACGTCCACATCTCCGGTAGAGAAGGTCCAGCCGGTATCCGAAGTGCGTACCGACGACTATCGCCAGAAGCAAGAAACTGTATTACTATCGAAAACGAAGAAAACTCATGGGGGTTAAATGATTGTCTTACCATTACTGATATTGTTCCTATTGTGCTTGATATTCATCATCACCTCATACGCGAAGGAGAATACATATCTGTCAACGATGAGCGTATTCGAAGAATTATCGATAGCTGGCGGGGCACTCGTCCTGTCATTCATTATTCTTGCAGTCGCGAAGACGTACTTACGGGACATGATCCATTAGTGGCACCGGATATGGCTACTTTACTAGAAAGTGGTTATAAGAAACAAAAATTGCGAGCACATAGTGATTTTATGTGGAACAAAGCTAGTAATAATTGGGCACTTACCCATTCTGAATGGGCCGATATACAAGTTGAGGCCAAAGGTAAAAACTTAGCATCATTTGCTTTATACAAAGAAGCTAAACAACTTGGGCTTTTTTCTTAGCCCAAAATTCTTTCATTGCTTTACGTTTTTTTTCTAATGTTTCAGGAGAATTTTTACGTCCGTACATACCATTTTTTTCTCCGGTATGACCGATAGATAAGTTCTTACGCCACTCATCAGATCTTAGTAATCCTTTGAGGCTAGCAGATCTTTTAGCAAGAGTTTCTGCTGTAGGCTTCCATCCTTTTTTAGTTGGTGGTTGTCTATCTTCGGTGATATTAGTTAGATTCTTAATACCAATTTCTTGAATAATTTTCTTTTCTAAATTGTATGCTTCTTCTTCATTAATAATGTCTTGATATAAAAATTCAACCATTGGTTCTAAACCTGCCTTTAGTATATTTTTTATTTTTCGTTCTTTGTAAGGATTTTGATTACCATCTTTAAACTTGGTATGCTGGTAGGCACGATTGCCTGTACCTTTTCCAATATAAAAAGGTAATCCAGTCCTTGGATCAACAAGTTGATAAACATAATAAGTTGTCATATAGTTATTTAGCTCGATGTTCATCATCTCCAACTCTAAAGCCCACTTCGGTGGGCTTTTTCATTTTGCGATAAATACTCAATAATAAGGTAAAAACAATGAGTAATTTTGCTAATGTCTATGTGGGCCTTTCTGCCAACGATGGTACTGGTGACCCGTTACGTGTAGCGTTTCAAAAGATCGATCAAAACTTTGCTAATATTGCAAATGGTACAGCTACTATTACTATTGCTTCACCGGTATATTCTGTCGCAGGTCGTCGGGGTAACATTATATTATCAGTCAATGATGTAGTAGGTGCTGCTAGTATTGCTTATGTAAACAGTTTATCATATGGCGGAGGTGGCGGTGCTGGAGCAACCGGTGCCACTGGTGTAGGAATTACTGGTGCCACCGGAGTACAAGGAGCGACCGGAGCACAAGGCGCTACAGGTATACAAGGTGCACACGGAGCTACTGGACCACAGGGCGTTCAGGGTATACAAGGGGTTCAAGGCGCCACTGGTGTAGCTGGTGCAACAGGGGTTCAAGGCGCCACAGGACCTAGCGGAGCAACAGGACCGCTAGGAGCTACAGGTGTTGGCTCACAAGGTGCTACTGGACCACAAGGTGCCACAGGACCTGCAGGAACTAGCGTTACTATTGTTGGCGCAACAGGAACAGGATCAGAATTACCTCCATCTTACGGTGGAAATGTTGGTGATGGATATATTACTAACGATGGACATTTATGGATATGGACAGGAAGCACCTGGCACGATGTTGGCACAATTCAAGGGCCACAAGGCGCTACAGGGCCAGCTGGTAGTAACGGGGCAACCGGGATCACTGGCTTAACTGGAGCAACTGGATCACAAGGCGCTACAGGCATTCAAGGCGCAACTGGACCAATTGGTATTACTGGCAACGTAGGTGCCACCGGACCGCAAGGTGTTCAAGGCATACAAGGAGTTCAAGGGGCTACCGGTCTAACTGGTGCCACTGGAGATGTTGCTGGATACCATGGTACTTTCCAAACCGGTAACGTTTCTTTATATCAAAATCTTACTACAACTAGTGCTAGTAGAACATATTACCCAGGTTTTTACGACAAGTTATCAGGCAATAGTGCAACATACACTAATGCTACTTTACACTATACTCCTAGCAACGGCACACTATACGCAACTACATTCAATGGGTCGGGAGTTTTCAACTCCTTAACTATGCTTGGCAATCTAGTACTTGATCACGGTACTATTAGTAAAGATACTACTAGTGGCACATTGGTTATTACTGGTCAGGGCGGAGCAGCAATTGGCGGAAACATTAATATTGCTGGACAAATCTTTGTTGGCACTGGTGCCTCTGATGTTGGCCTATCTAATGCTTTGTTAGTAGCACGTGGTTCTAGTCAATCAGGATCGGGTGCCGAATATACACAGTTTGCACTATTAAATTCTACAGATACAGGCAGTACAGACTTTGCAGCATATCCAAATAATATTAGCGCAGATCAAGAACACGGCTGGGTTGACATGGGTATTGCTGGTAGCGCCTTTAACGATCCACTTTATACTATTACTCAACCCAATGACAGTTACTTGTTTGGATCTGGAGTAGATAATACTGTAGGCGGTAACTTAGTTATATCTACAGATTATTCAGGTAGTTATAACGACATTGTCATAGGTGTTGGATCATTTCAAGCCGACGCCGAAGTAGCTCGTTTCCATGGCAATGTAGACACTGGTGGATATCTTGAACTACAAGTTCCTGTTAAAACCGACAATTATCAGTTTGCCAATGGTGTAAATATTTTAGATACTGTGTCATCAAGAACAGGCGTAGTAACATCATCAAGTACCGCACCATTGTATCCTAGCGTAGGCGATCTATGGTATGATACTGTTGGTGGTAGAATGTACGTATATTATGATAGTACCTGGGTTGATTCCAATCCCGAAGGCAATGTACTTACTGTAGTTCCTACCCCAGCACACAATAACAGTACAGGTAGCATAGGACAAATAGCATACGATAGCAGTTACATTTATATCTGTGTAGCAACAAACACGTGGGTCCGCTCGGCACTAGCGTCAACCTGGTAAAACAATAAATACAAGATAGCAAGGATAAAAAGCAAATGGCCGCATTAAATTTTCCAACAGAACGCCCAGATCACACACCCTTACAGGCGGGTGATCAATATACCGGCGATAACGGTGTAACATACATATACGACGGCGTTAAATGGATTGGACACACTCCTGGTACCTCTGGTTCTAGCAGCTTAAATAACAACGGCCATACAGTACAGGTTGATACCACTGGTAATCTAGTATTAGGCATTGGTGCCAGTATCGTTGATACCAATGGTAATCCTGTTGTTGGTGGCGGTGCTGGAGCACCGGGTGCAACTGGACCACAGGGAGATACAGGTGCTACAGGACCTCAAGGAAAGGGAGCAGCTACAGGGCAAAAAAGTAAAGAAAGACCAAAA